GGCTGCAGGTCCTCCCAGTACGGGTCCTCACACCACAGGGTGAGGACCGCCGAGTCCCATGTGATCCCGGTCGCCGTGTCCCCCTGCCCGTCGAAACCCTGGGCGTAGTAGACGGCGATCCGCCGGCCGGTACCGTCCGGGCGCAGCACCTCGAGCGTGCCCGGCGTACGCCGGCCGTCCGCCCCAAGCCGCAGCGTCCGCGTGAATGCCCGCGCCAGGTTCCGCCAGTTCGCCGTGAACTGCAGGTGGTCTGCACCCTTGACCAGCAGCGGCCAGACGATCGTGCGCGGCTGCGGCTGGACATGCCGCAGCCGCGCACCGCCGCGCGGGTGAGGATCCGACGTCAGCACGTACGGCGCCGCGCCCAGCCCTGACACGCCCTTGGCCAGGGTGTACCAGTCGGCGGCCAGGTCGGTCATCGGCCACCGGGTCCCGGTCGGGTCGATGTAGGTGATGGTGGCGTAGCCGATCTCAGGGAAGTCGACCGGTGGTGTGGTCGGCTCCTCCGGCGTGACGACCGGTGCTGTGATCAGGGGCATCTAGCCTGGCCTCCCTACACGCATGCGCGCCTCCTCCTGTCGGGTGATCAGGTCCAGGTCGCTGGCGCTGATCACCGAGGCGCGCGGGTACACGTTGTACGTCACCGACCGGCCGCCGCCCGTACCGGCCGGGGCCGCCACGGGTGCGGCGGCCATGCCGGGCCGGATGGTCTGCCCGATCGGCAGGCGGCCGTCGCGGACGTCGCCGATCATCTGCCGGGTGGCGGTCGCGTCGAACACGCGCGCGGCCTCCCCGAACACGACGAGCTCGGGGCCCTGTTCACCGACGATCGCGAGCTCGCCCGCGTCGGGGAAGCCGCCGGCCGCGTAGTGCCCGGGCCGTAGCCGGTCCTTGTTGCGGACCTCCCCGGTGGCGCCCTGCACCAGGTAGTGCGTCACCACATAGGTGGTGGCGGTCTTGCCGTCGAGCCCGTTGAGCTGCCGGCGTGCCGCCTCCAGCTGTCGCTCGAGCTGGTCGATGTTCGCCCGCACCTTGGCCTTACGGGAGTCTGGCACCCGTTTGAGCTCGGCCTTTGCCGTGTCGAGCTTGGTCTGCAGGTCCTCCATGTCCCCGCGCAGCTTCGCCGTTTTGTCCGGCGTCTTGAGGATCTGGTCGGCGAGTGCCTTGGCTTCACCACGGGTGAGGCCCATCTGCACCGCGGACTCGATCAGCTTCTGCCGGCCGCGGTCGTAGATGCCGTTGACCGTCTCCCACGACGCCCCCGACTCCCGCGCGCTCGCTGCGGCCTCATCGGTCTTCGCGGCCAGGTCCTGCAGCGACGTTGCCGCCGCCCGCTGCTTCTCGGTGTTGAGGACCAGCTGCCCGTTCTGCACGTCGAGGACGCCGGCGTTCTCCCGCGCCGCTTTCGTAGCCGCGTCGATCGCCGCCTCGAACCCGATCATCCCGCCAAGGCCCTGGCGCTGCACGTCGTTAAGCGCCTGCAGGCTCTGACGCAGTCCGTCGGCGCTGGCCCGCTGGGTGTCGAGTTTCTCCTGGACTGCCTGCGCCTGTTCACCGAACAGGCCCATCGACTGGGCGGCGAGCTCCTGCTCGAGGGCCTGCCCGGCGAGCGCGTCCTTGTAGGCGTCGAGCTGCCCGGTGATCTCCTCGCTGGTGAACCCCTGCTCGATCAGGCTGGCCTTGATCTTGTCGAGGGCGGCCGCCGCCAGGTCCGCCTGCCCGCTCGACACGAGACCGGCGAGCGCCTCGTCGAGCGCGTCGATGTCCTCCTTGGCGTTCTTCACCGGCGTGGAGTCCATGCCGATCAGGCTGGTCAGCGACTGCTGTACCTGGTCCCATCCCTCCGGATCGGTGGCCAGCTGCAGAGACTCGCCCAGCCCGGCCAAGTCCTTGCCGTAGGCGCGGGCGGCCTCCCCGGACACCTTGCCCGACTGCGCCAGCTCACCCAGCGACGTCGACAGTTTGTCGACATCGACCTTCGGTTCCTGGCTCGCCGTCGACAGCTGATCGAGGGTGATGAGCAGCAGACCCAGCCCGGTCCCGACCAGCGCGAGTTTCGCCGCCTTGGACAGGGTGCCGATCGCGGCCGTCGTCCCGGCGAGCGCCCCGGGCGCACCGGACGCCGCCGCGCGCATGGCGCCGATCTGCACTCCGAGGGCAGCGAGGCCGGCCTGCGCGGCGACCGCCCCGGCGCTCGCGAGCTTCACTGCCTTGATGGCGATGGCCAGCTGCAGCAGGATCGCGATCGCCTCGGGGGGCACCGCGGACACGACGCCGGTCAGGACGTTGATGACCTCGAGCATCCCGACGCCCACGCCGGAGCCGGCTTCGAGGACGTTGAGGAGGGCGTCGGCGACGTTCTCCAGTGTGTCCCCGACGAGCGGGCCAGCCTCCTGCGCGTAGTCCCACCACTGCCGCAGCTCGCTGTTGTCGTAGTCGCCGTTCTGCAGCTTGGCGAGGAAGACCGTGAGGTTGTCGATGCCGTGGTCGAGGGTGTCGGTCGCGAACGTTTCGAACCGGCCGGCCAGCGCGTCGAACCCGGGCGTGCTGATCGCGCCGCCGACCAGCGTGATCAGCCGGTCGAACTGGTCCGACGTCCCCCGCACCAGGCCCGACGTTTTGGGCAGCAGCGCGTTGGTGACAGCCACGCCCTTGATGAACGGCTCCATCACGTCGCCGGACAGTTCGTCCGACCACTCCTTGAAGTCGTCCTTGAGGATGCCGACGGCGACCGCCGCTTCCCGCGTCGCCGGCGGGAGCTGCTCCAGCTGCCGCTGGTAGGCGATCTGCGCCTTGATGGCCTCCTCGCTGGTGGCCCCCGACGTCCGTACGGCGTCCTCGTACTTCTCCTGCGCGTCGAGGGCCTCGCCGATCGCGGAGATCTGCGGGCCCAGCGCGAGCGCGTAGACGCCGGCCGCCACACCCACAGCACCCAGCTGCCCGGCGAGCGCGGCCGCCGACGACGCCAGCCCCGCCGCGAGCGGGATCGCCGCCGGCAGCAGGCTGATGAGGTTCGCCTTGACGGACTCGCCGAGCTTGTCGGCCGCATCCGACAGATCACCCATGCTGCGCCGGACGGTCTGCGAGTGGTCGTCGACCAGGCGCTGCGCCTCGGCGAGCGTCAGGAACCGGCCGTTGAGATCCCTCAGCCGGCCGTCCGCGTCCGCTGTGATGCCGGCGAGCCGCAGCCGCAGCCGGTCCGCGGAGTCGGCGGTGCCGTTCATCACCCGGGACAGCTCGTCACGGCCGGCGAGGGTGAAGGTCAGGCGCTCAGCCATGGCACCTCCTCACCGTCGTGCGACGTAGTGCTGGACCCAGGCCACCGCTGACTCGAGCTCCTCGGCGGACAGCTGGCCGATCTCCCATGGCCGGATGTGCAGGTAGTGCGCGAGCAGCCACCGGTACTCCTGGATCAGTCCTCGGAGTCCTTGCGGCGGCGCGCCAAGTGGCCTTTTCCCAAGTCCTCGAGCGCCTGGTCGACGTCGTCCGGGTCGTGCGCGAGCTTGCGCAAGTGCGGGGTCAGCACGTCGATCGTCGAGTCCTCCGACTTGGCGAGTGCCTCGCGCATCACGTTGGTGAGGGCCTCATCGATCTCGGCACGGGACAGGCGGGCCTTGAGCCTGCGCCGCCAGTTGGGGACGTCGAACGTGGCGAACTCGAGGTCCGGCTCCTCGCGCTTGCGGAATGCCCACAGGACGGCACGCAGCGCGGTGGGGTCCTGCGCCTGCAGCCGCATCTCGATGCCACGCCAAGGGACGTCCCTGAGCGCCTCCTCGATGGCGGCCGCCTCGAGCGCCGACAGGTCGTCGGTGTCCAGTCGCTCGTCGGTGCCGTCGTCCTGCCGGAAGGTGATGATCACTGGTTGTTCTCCTTACTCGAGGGACCGGCGCACATCGGCCAGGACCCGTTCGACCTCGGCGCGCATGCGCGGGGTGCCGGCTTGCACCCGGCGCGTCCACCACCCGGCCGGGCCGCGCTGGTTCGCCCACCTCTTGCGGTTGCCGAACACGGGGTGCCGCAACCTGCCGGTCTGGTTGATCTGGTTCAGGACGTTGCGGGCCTTGGGTTCGATGCGGCTGCGGTCGACCCAGACGCGCGCGCCGGGGCTGGCGCCCTGGCGGACGCTGATCCGGACGCCGCCGGCGAGCATCGGCCGGAAGGGCCGCGAGGTGGGCGAGGGCCCGCCTCGGCCGAGCTGCCCGTGCCGGTTGCGCTTGCGTCCCTCGGACTGCAGGGGCATCGTCCGCACTGCGCCCTGCAGGTCCTTGTGGAGGGGCTCGGCGGCCCGCCGTAGCCGGCGTGCCAGGTTCTGCCGGAGGCGGGGGCCGCCCGCCGCACGCAGGCGGCGGGACAGCGTGACCAGCTGGCCGGTGCCCAGGATCTGCACACTGCTGGCCATGGCTCAGGCCGCCGGGATCTCGACGTTCTCAGCGGGTTCCGAGGTGATCGAGAACTGGCACATGATCTGGGCAGCGGTGTCGAGTTCGCGCACCTTGGCCTGGGTGGTGACCTGCACGGGGAAAACGTCGCAGGTCTGGCCCTCGACGTCGCCCTCGTCCATCCAGACGACGAACCCCTCGGTCTCGCGGGTCAGGAGCTGGCGGACGTCCACGCCGGTCTTGGACGCCCACAGCGTCAGCGAGGAGTCCGCCGCGGTGATCTCACCGCCGACCGTCGGAGTGAAACGACTGCCGAGGGCGGGGGTGGGCACAGTGGCAGACGTCGTCTGCCACCCCGCCATGGCCCCGGTCTCACCCTCGAGCGCAGTGCCGGCGTTGATCTCGGCCCGGCTCGGCGCCGCCTTGTTGGCAACCGCCGGCAGCCACAGAACCTTCGTGGTGCCGCGCCTGTAGTAGCGCTGGCTAGCAGTGATCGGCGTAGACATCAGTCGCTGTCCTTCCTGGTGGTCTGCCGCCGGCGCTTGGCCGCGGCCGTGGGTTGCTGCGGCCGGGGTTCGGTGATCTCCCAGCCCGCCGCTTGGTGGTGCGGCACCGACATCTCGTCGACCTCGATCAGTTGCTCGGCCAGATCGGGGTGCGTCATGGTGACCCGGGCCATCAGACCGGCACCCGGACCACGGCGACGGTCACCGAGGTGACGCCGTCGTAGGTGATCGCGCACCGTCCGGTGGACGGGTCGCGGTAGTCGCTGGTGACCGGGATGGCGACCTCGGCGCCGGCGGCGACGACGATGGCCCGGTCGGCGATCGCCAGACCGTTGACCGTGCCCGGCGTCGCCAGCGTCACCGTGTGCGCGCCGGCGTCGCCGTTCTTGACGAGGAGCAGCACCCCGGCGCCGGTCTGGCAGGTGTCCCCGCCGCCCGCCGCCGCGGTGAATGTGACGGTGCCGCCGGTCAGCGGCGCCACCGTCGTGGACAGTGCGGCCATGCGTGAGCCCTCCTAGATGAATCCGCGGCCAGCCACCGTGAGCAGCAGCCGCACCGATGCGCCCTGGTCGGTCTGGTCCTGGACAAGCCGCGTCGCGGCGACTCCCGCCTCGAGCTCGGCCAGTCCGAGGGAAGGACTGGCCTGCAACCAGGCCACGACCCGGGCGCCGATCTCGTACGCCCGCCGGCGCGCGGCCACGATGTCGACGTCGCCCCGGTTGCAGATCGCCGCGACCGTGACCTGGAACTGCTCCTCGCGGCGGGTGCCGAGCCCGGAGAACTCGGCTATGGACTGGGCCGCCTCGAAATCACCGGACGGGTCGCCGTCGAACCCGACCACCAGCCAGTCCATCGCGGCGGTGTCAGAGACCTCTGGGCCGTCGGCCACGGCAACGCCCTCGAGTTCGGGGTCCGTCTTGCCGAGACCCACCAGGGCGGTGATCACGTCGGGTATGCGGGAGTCCACTAGGCCACTCCGGGGGGACGTCGGTACGGGGCGAGGAGCTCAAGGACCCGGTTGGGCACGGCGTAGCCGAACCCCGGGATGGGCTCGCTCACGGTGTAGTCGTCGCTGCCGCCGGCCAGGGCGCCGCTGCGGCTGGGGCGTTGGGTGCGCCACAGGTGCTGCACCAGCATCCGGGCGGCGAGGTTGATCGTCGGCGGGATGGGTGGGACGCCCGTCCGCCCGGCCTGCACGGTGAACAGCAGGAGCCCGCGGAACCGGCCGCCGTCGAGGCGCCGTACCTCCCCGGTGTCCGGGTCCAGGTCCAGGCCGTCGACCGGGTAGGAGGAACCGCCGTTGAGGACCGGGGCCACCGAGGTGAGGAACAGGGCGGGCGTCGTGCGCAGGACGATGACCCGGCGCCCGCCCTCGGCGTCGTGCCGCTCGATCACCTCGCGCGGCTCGACGGGCCCGATGTACTCCTCGATCACCGGTGTGACGCCGTCGATGTACGCCTGCAGCTCGTCGTCGTCCGTGGTGCTGTTGCCGAGGTTCAGCTGGGCTTTCGCCTCGGCCAGGGTCAGGAGCGCCACACCGGCCCCCTCACGTGCGCTGGATCGGCAGGGTGTTGGGGAACCCAAGGAGGATGACCGCGCCGTACACGCCGCCGGTGCTGGCGCCGGACACGGTCGTCACGGCCCGCAAGTAGCGGGCGGTGCCGGTGTAGCCGATCTCGTAGAGGGCGTTGTCGTCGTCGCTGTCGATGGTGGGCAGGGAACCCTGCAGATCACCGGCCGCAGCCGCCCCCCACGAAGAGTTGTCGTTGCTGACCTGCACCGTGATGGCGTGGGTTCCGTCGGTGATGGCACCAGCGTGAACGAGGAGTGTGGCCGAGGAGTGCCACTCGCTACTGCCGGACGCCCCGGACAGCTTCCGGTCGACGGCCGTACCGTTCGCGGTGGCCGTACGGGCGGCGACACCGAGGGTGGCCACGGCCCGTACGTGGTTGTAGACGCTGCGCCTCACTTCGCGTCACCTCCTGTACCCCTGCGGGCCGCGATCGTGGTCTTGCGGGCGGTGGTCTTCTTGGCCGCCGGAGCCGACGTCGGCTCGGGTTCGGCCTGGCCGTCCTCGCCGCCGTCGCCGCCGGGGTCCTCCGGCTTGTCAGGGTTGGTCGGTTCGGCCGGCGGCGGGAGCTCCGGGCCCCGCTCACCGACGACTACCGGCACACCGTCGCTCGGCTCGGTCTGCTCGTCGACGGACTTGGTGGGCTGTACGGCCTGCGGGATGACGACCGCCTCGAACAGCTCCTCGCGGCCCTCAACCACAGGGTCATGCGGGGCGACGAGGTCGCCCTTGACGATGCGCCGGTTCCCCGGCGCCCAGAACGTATCTTTCGCACGGAACATGGCTGCTCCTGAAACAAGGAGGGCGCGACCGGCAGGTGCCGGCCGCGCCCCACGGGGCGGACGGGATCAGGTGATGTTCAGCAGCCGGAACGCGTCGGCGTTCACAACGTCCGAGCCGACACGCCAGTACGCGAACCATCCGGCCTCACCGGTCGGACGGCCGTTGCTGCCCTTGACCAGCGGCTCGTAGACCATCGTCATGCCGACCCGGTCCACGATGTAGAAGTTGCGGAAGTCGCCGAGCAGCAGCGCGTAGTTGTCCTGCGACGCGTTGATCACGCCGTCCATGGCCGAGGCCTCATGGATCGGCGCACCAAGCAGCTGCTCCGGCTGCCCCATGCCGAGGTTCGCCCAGAAAGAGCTGCCGCCAGAGGTGTCGAACTGCCGCGTCTTGTTGATGATCGACTTGTTCGCCATCCACGACGGGTTGCCGGTGATCCGATACCGGGGTGGCAACGCCTCCTCAACGGCGTACACGTCACCGACCGCGTAGGTGTCGGTGCCCGCCGACCCGACGACCGACCCGGCCACCGCAGCCACCGCAGTGACGACACCCTTGGGCTTGCCCGTTCCGTCGCCAGTGGCGAACGCCGTGGCCTCGAGCCGATCCTTGGCGTCCGCCAGAAGCGGCCCGACCTCGGCCGCGAACCCGGAGTCGGCCAGGACCTCGAACGAGCCCTGCACCCACGCCGCCGCCTTCTCCGGCTTGATGGACGGCTGCCCGAACGTGGGCGAGTTGTCGCCCACCTGGTTCGACTCGGCCAGCCACCCCGCCGTCACGCCAGCGGACGAGACGCCGTTCCACGTGTCGGTCGTGATGGTCTTGATCGTCGACACCTGACGGAACGGGTTCGCGCTGCCCGCGTTCGTCAGGATGATCGTCGGATCGAGGGTAAACGGCACCAGGAACCCGCCCGCCGCGTCCGTCAGAGTCATCGCCCGACGGTGCGCCTCGGCCAGCTTGTACGCCTGGTACTCGTCGTCCTCGAGCAGCGCCGGGTTACCGGCATTCGACAGCAGCGCCTCGAACGCGCGCTGGTAGTCGTCCGACCCGGTCAGCAGCAGGTGCTGCGCAATCCGGCCCCGACGGTCACCGCGGACCAGGCGCTCAACGCGCTCCTGCTGGTCCTCGGTCAGCTGCTCACCGGCGAGCTCCACCGCGTACAGGGCGCGGGTGCGCAGGTCGCCGATCGTGGCCCGCTCGTTGAGGTTCGCGCCGCGGACGCGGTCGAGCTCCTCGTACGGGTTGCCACGGGAGCGCATGAACTCCGGGCCCTCGCCCGGGGTGCGCTCCTGCCCGCCGGGGGCGTGCGCAGCCGCCCGCACGGCCTCGACGCGCCGCTCGTGCTCGAGCTGCTCGTCGTACGCCTCCTGCGCGGTGTCGACCTCGGTGAGCAGATCCCGCGCGCGCGTGACCTGCTCGTCGGTCGGCTCCTCGAGCTCCTCGAGCTCGAACAGCTCGGAGCGCAGAGCCTCCAGGCCCTCCAGGAGCCGCTCTGACTTCTTCTTCCTCTTGGTGG